TGTGTACACCTATCAAATACAGCACATAACTTGCTACACTTGATCCACGTCCTACACCCCATACAATGTTATTCTCACGCATAAAGTCTACAAGATAGATCATATAACGTAATAAGTTGTGCATATCACGTTCTTTAAAAGCATCTAATTCTTCCCATATACGGTCTTGTATGTGTTGCGGACAAGGTGTTTCTGCTTTGCCCAGCACATATTCATATACATTAATGTCTTTGTATTCATCAGGCATAAACCATTCACCTTGACATACACCGTCAAAAGACTTTTGATCTACATCTAATGGAATATACTTTTGTAGTTTGTCAAAGCCTTGTTCTTCCATAGCGGCATTAAATTTATTAATGTCATCAGATTCGTCACAAAGTACAACGTGTACCTTGTCTGCATGACCACTATAAATCATGTCGATAAGATCGCGATTAGAAAATCGTGGTATTCCTAATGAGTCTGTCTTCATAAGCATTAATGTATTTTACGATACATTGATAAGATTGTCAAGTCCTTCTTCACCATTTTGTTCTTGTTGTTGAAGTTTTTGGCGGGCTCGACGTGCTTCTAGTTCTAGTTTATAATCATCTAATAGGTAAGAAATTTGATCTCTAACTTGAAGGTTAGAAGTTTGAAAATATCTTTTGTTTAAAAGATAAATTTTTTCTTCTAATTCAACATCTGAAAGTAATTGAGCATTTTCAAACAAAGGGTGCATTATGCAAAGTTACCTAAGTATTTTACATAGAAAGTTGTAGATCCCTGGTGTGTCCAAATTTCAAAAAGACGAATCTCTTCGTTTGCGATAACATTATTTGGAGCGTTCCAAAAAACACTATTACTTTCTTGATCAAATTTAAATGTTTGTCCAGAGTCCCAATTAAGTGTACTATCTCCTGAAGAAGTAACTTCTAAAATAATTTTTTGATATACACCTGAATCTGGAGTAGAAGTTGACAAAATTTGCAATGTAGTAGTACCAGTTAGTGTTATAGTTTGAAAATCACCAGCCGACATATCAAGTGTTACAGTGCCGTTTTGTTGTCCGTATGTACTTTTAGTTAGTGTAGGAGTTTTAAGATGTGCATCTTCAATGACTATACGTTCACTAGCCGATTGTGTAAAAACGTTGTCATTATCAAGTCTTAGTGTATTTGTCTCTAAATCTTCAAGGCGAGCTTTTACAGCTACAAAGTTTCCATCAATAACTGTAAAGTTATCGCGAAATCCTTGACTATCGTTGTCTTGTCCTGGAACAGGAAATTCTGTATCTATATCAGATACGTTGATTATTTTATCATCATAAAAAGTTTCGCTTGGGTTCGGCATAATTATTTTCTCCTAGTGCAGTATTTATCGCATTTATATGTTAAATTCATAATTTGCGAACACAATATACTGTTCGTTACTATTTCCTTTTGTACTATCAATTATATATCTATCAACTTCAAAGTTTATGTCTTTAAAGTCAAATGTACTGTTTTTAATATTTAACAGTATAGAATCTGCGGTGTTAGGTTTACAGTATGCTAATACTACAGCAGGAGTGTAACCAAGTGCTTCAATGTTATTTTCCTGCGGAGTTCTCATCCATAACGGTAAGAAATTATTATCTGTTTCGCCTATTTCTGCTATTCTTTTTCTCATATTAGTTAAGTTGCTAATATATTTTGTTGTTTCAGTAGCTTCGTCAATACTAATAGCATCACTATCAATTTTTAGTGTATTTGTAACTGGTCTAAATCTATTAGAATTAGTATCATTCCAACCTGAACTATCATCAAGAGTTTCGTATTGTATACTGTTTATTGATCTCTTGTTATTACTTTTTATTCTAATACTTTCTCTAGTGTTACCATTTGTTGCTTCTAGTGGATCTATAATATCTACGTATACTACTTCGTAGACAATATTCCTTGTTCCTGGCTCAAAAGCAACAGCCTTTTTTACTGAACCAAATTTAAATTTTTTCTTTTTATGATTTTTGCCAGTAGCAGCCGCAAATTTTTCTACACCTTCAGTTTCAATACCAGCATATATTAACATTTTAAGATCAGTTTGTAAACCAAATTCTGTATCACTTGGTCTATAAATTTTAGCAGGTTCAAATATAATTGGATCACTGATAAAACTACTGTATAAGAATCTTTGGTACTGTGGTAAAAATGCTTTAACAGTTACGTTACTAAAGATTAAATCATTAGGATCGTTAATAACAATAGTAAATGATCTTGTTATTGCACTAAAGCCAAACTGGTCTTCTGCTCTTGCTGTAAATGTGTAAGTTTTGTCAATACTAGTTGTGTTGCCGTCAAACGTTAAATCATTTTTATCAAAAGTAGTTAATCCTGAAACTGCAAATTCATTATATAATTCCCATTTTGCTGAATCAACAATAAAATCGCTAGAGCTAGTATGTGTAATTATACATTTATATTTTTGAGTTCCTACCTTAACAATGTCGTTTGGATTGTAAACCCTTGAAGCCTTCCAAAAACTTCTATAATAGTTTTCACCAAACTGTTGAACCTTACCAAATATTTCTCCATCAAGTGATAGTCCTAGTCCTGGTGGCAGTCTACCGCCTATCTTTGTATATCTAATAGTTGCATCAGTTACACTTGTAGTTGCTGTAATTCTAAATGTACTTGTTAGATTAGCGTTTATAGTTCCTAAATTCTTATCGCTGTTCCAATAAAGTCTAGAGTCAACTTCGCCTAATAATCTTACAGTAAATGTTTTACTTTTAGCAGCAGAATTAGTATCCTCTTGCCCAGGTATTGTAACAGTTGTTGTAAACACTTCGTCTACATTGAGTCTTGCATCTAAAGGCTTTGAAAATGTAATTACATCATATAAGTAATTTGAATTGCTTACATCGGAAATTTTAAATAGTGTACCTTTTAGATTAAATGTTACACCTTTTAATTTAGTAAGATTTGCATTTTTCTTAATCTTTAATGTATATGCGCCGCTTGCTTGTTTTACTAAACTTTCGTTTGTACCTGAAGTAGGACCAGTTGCAGTAAAAACTGTGCCTGGATTATTATCAGCAGCACCTACTAGAGTATAATCTGTTGAACCAAATACAGAAACAATTTCATACCTTTTATTAGGTTTCATCTGTGTGCCAGGAATTCTTAAATGCGGATATGTTGTTTCATATACTTCAAAACTTAAATCTTCTGTATTAGTTGCCGGACCAACATATCTTGTTGCTGTAACTGTAAATTTATATTCTCTTGTTACACTAGGTTGATAAGGTACTATACCGGCAAGTTCTCCAGTACCTGTATCTAATTTCATTCCTGGAGGAATAACACTTTCACTACCGTCGTCGTTAGTTTCTTCTAAATTATATGTAATAAATCCAACTGTACTAGAAGCATCAATTGTATCTAAAAATAGTGTTACATAATTATCTGCTCTACGATAACCTAAGTCTGCTGGCGTTAACCAAATTGGAGTTCTTACAAATGTTGCATCAGCACCAAATAATGTATTGCCTGATTGCATAATAGTATTATCTGCACGTAGGAAATCGTCACCTACTACAAAAATTCTAAACAAACGTTTTTCAATTGTATCGCCATCACTTACACTAACACGGAATTGATAATTTCTGTTTAGTTTTTTAGGTGATTTTGTAGCAATACTTCTATCATAAAATTCTACATCATAGTAAAAACTATCATAACCGTTAGCACTTCGAGTACCAAAATCAAAAGGAAATGCACCATAAGGGCTATCGTCGTAGTATCCTTGTGCTGCTAGTTTATCTAATGCTAGAATAGGATCAACAACGCCGACTATTCTACCGTCTCTAGTTAACTCGATACCAGGAGGTAATTCTCCATCGCCACTAGCAATAAAATATTCTAGTGTTTGTCCTGCTTCAAGATCGTCATCGTTTGCTATTAATTGAAAGTCTATAGGCGCACTGTCTAGTATATAATATGTGTCATTATTACCAACAGGTAATGGTCCAGCAGTAGTTTGCCATATAGGAGCATCAGCTCCTACAACAACAACCTTGTATGTTCTATCATCTATTTCTCCGTCTTTAGATGCTCTGATAACAAATTTAAATTCTGTTTCTCTAGCAACTTCTAACGGAGTTCCTTGTAAGGTGTTGTCTATGATTCTTAAGCCAGGTGGAAGTGTACCGCTTATAACTTCTAAAGTTGAGCCAGAAACTGCGCCAAGCTCTATGGGTAAAAACTTGCTATCAAGTGTTTCGCCTGTTTTAGCAGTTCTTATTGTTTGTCCTTCTGAGACTTCTCTAAGAACGATATTATTTGGTAATGTCCACAGTGCCATATAGAAAAAATCCTTTATATAGCATATTTATCGAAAAATTAGATGTTAATACTACCAAGATCAAGACTTACATTTAAGTTATTGCCAGCAATAGAACCAAAGTCTACATTAACTGTAGCAAATAAAAAATCCCAAAGGTTGTTTACTGGATTAGGTGTAATACTTCCAAAATTCCAACTGTTATTGCTATTTCGGAAATAGTTTAAGTCTCTTACATCAATACCGTGTACTAATCCTGTTAGGTTACCGTTGAAGTTTGCTGTAACAGTTGTAGCATTAATTAATCCAACGTTGCCTAGGTTATGTCCGTCAGCATTTAATCCTGCTGCTAGTTTTGGTGTTGGATCATCTTCTAGTCTTCCTAATGCACTAGAATCAATTCTAATATTGCTACCATCTCTAGTAGTAGATATTAAGTTGCCACCTTGAATAGTAAATGTAGTATTTTCTACTACTGTAAGACTACCACTGTCAGCAGCAACTACAAATTGTGTAACACCAGCATCAACGTTAACTGTCAGTTCGTTTGCAGTTGAGCTAAGTGATACATTGCTTCCTGCTACTAGTGACTTAAATTGAAGTTCGGCATCGTTTTTGCTTGAGAATAAACCTTCGCCGCCGCCTAGATTTACAACAGTTGTTGCTTCAGGTGTTCTTGCATCTAGTTCTGAAAAGTTAAAAACAACCTTTTCAAAAGCCTCTCTTAAATCATCACCAGAACCATCATTTGCTACTGATCCAAGGTTTATTACTTTTAATGCCATGCTATCTATCTCCTATACTGTATTTATAGTCTACCAACAACAACTTCAACAACGCCTCTGTCTTCGCTGTCTTTTGTGCCAACTGCTTTACCAATAACAGTACCTAGTTTAGGATCGTTATCAACAATAGCATATCCTGGTATAGCACTTGTTACAAGCATATCACCTTTTTGTACTTTACCAATAACCTTACAAGGAACACGACCTGTTAGTGCTAGTTCTACAGCAGTGTCTCCTTCTAAGCCTTTATTCATTAAGAATCCTGGGTTAGTTGAAACAACGCCTGCAACTCTACGGTCACCTTTAACAGTACATGCTGTAACTTCTTCATCTCCACCAAATACTAGTACAGTTCCTGGTTCGTATGCTTCATCAGCAACATATTTCTCTGCCAAGTCAGCGTAGTTAGCAGTAGATGCATTACCATTTAGATATGGAACAGATAATGTTGTAGTACCTGGATTGTAAGTATAGCTTGCACTGTTAGCAAATACCTCATTAGAAGTACCAGTACCATCTGAGAATAGTGGGAAGAAAGTACCTGAGGTTGTTGTATCTGTGACAGCTAAATTCGAAGCTGTCTCTGCTGTAACATCTGCACTGTTAATAGAAATTTCACCATTAGATATACTAATACCAGTACCGCTACTAAATGCTGCTCTAGCTCTTGCAGTTGTGTGATATAGGTTGCTAGAACCTTCACTTAAATCATCAGTGTCATGGTTACCAATACTTGAAACTCGACCATACAAGTATCCTGTCGTTCCACCTGTTCCGTCTAGATCAAGGATCGTTGTTGTTCCAGATACTATGTCACCTTGTAGATTTCCTGTAAACTTAGTTGTCGAAATCCCACCGTCTGCTATGCTAGTACCTGTGCCTACTTTTAATATATTGCTAGTTGGATTGTATGTTAATGCTGCATCAGTAAATAATTTTTCATTTCCGTCTGCACCACTTCTATCACCGTAGGCATTGTTAACAGTAGTAAACGTAACAAAAATGTCACTATCTAATAGTCCGTCAGTTTGACCAGCAGTGTTCATTTGCGAAGTTCTTAGTGTATTTGCTATTACAGCTTCGTCAACGCCACCTGTTAATGGACCATTAAATTTACCGTAGAAAACTGTGGCATTTGCATCACTACCTGCCTGTACTGTACCAACATCAACAATAATATTACCACTTGAATCTTTAATATCACCTTGATGTGTACCGTAGTTAGTTGTAATGTATGCCTTATCCCAATAGTTGCTGCTTGCACCTATGTTTAGTGTACCATTAGGTTCAAAGTTACTATACGATGTTATTGTATTTGAAATAGTCAACCTATTTTGAACAGCACCATTATTGTGTGCTGTTTGAATAACTAGTTCACTTCTTTCACCACCATTTGTTGCATTAGTAGTATTACTAACTATATTTGTAAGTATTTGATCAGTTTCTTCAGCTGCGTTAACACCTCTAAACTGTATTACTCCCATATTGTCTGTGTCTAGACTATCAACATCTGTATCAAACCTTTGAAGAATGAGCGATGGAGCACTGGCATCAGTACGAGCTTTTATTGTTAAACTATCGTTTGAAATAACCGAATTAATTTTTAAGGTATCAAAACTTACATTGTCGCCCAAATCAATGTTGCCATTTACAAACAAATCGCCTTGTACAGTAACATCATGATTAAATGTAGCAGTACCTGCGTCTGACATATTGAACGATAGTGCAGTAAATTCAGTGCCATCGTCATTGCCACGTATACGTAATACTTTATCTTGTTCAGTGTGATAAATGTCAGCGCCGTCATCAGTATTAGTAAATGTTAAGAAGTCGGTAC